AGCTTCTAGTCTTTAATACAAAATATAAGACGGTAACCGAATATGTTACCACACGAATTGGTGGGTTTGAGGTTAAGGGTACTACTGTCCTTCACTTTGATACAGAGAAATCTCGGTCAACTAAGCTACGTCATCCTGACGAATTCCTTAAGATCTGTCTTAAGAAAACTGCTAAGCAACTCGATAAAGAGTGGGGCAAGTTAACTACTAAGAACTCGATACCTAATGGTCGCATCAATGAACACACTATAATATTGAGAGCTAAATAATGCTGCATAAGATTATGAATAGAACTCGATTCTCCAAACTTGTGGAAGAGCTTATTCTAATATCTCGTGGTACTGTATCGTACCTTGAGGCAATATTGGAGATCTGCAACAAGTATGAGATCGATCCTATGGACGTGAATAAACTACTGTCTAAACCTATTAGTGAAAAGGTACAGACAGAAGCCCAACAAGCACGACTACTTAAAAGCGAACCATTGAATACGTTGCCTATATGACCGATGATCGCTTAGATGAGTTTGGGGTGTATAGTTTATATCTTGCTTGTAAACTACACTATGCTAATGGAACATACAACGCGGTTAAGTATCGATTTAAGACATCTGCTAAGCCTGCATCCTTTTGGAAACGTAAGGATCGTTACTTCTTCTATAAGGTAGGTAAGCGGTTCGGATTTAAGAAGAACCTTATTCTTGATTTCTTCAATGCACACTTTATTGAGGACATATCATGGGTAGGTACCATGCTAGAGAACGAGACTATATGGACTGATTACCAAAAAAGATTACAAAGTTTCAAGTATAGGTTTGAAACTGATATAAATACGTTGTGTGATGATCACTGCGAGAGTGGTAACCTACCATTTGATACACTGTTCATTACTCAACCAGGTGATTCTCATCCTCCTATTATTAAGTCATTGCTACAAGGTGACATAATGCTGGAGACAATAATTGTTCTTAACAAACTATTGGGCTTCATTAAGAAGATGAATATTACCGAAACATTGGTCTGGCCTGACCTAGAGAATAAGATTCTTAAATACGGCATCATGCTGGACCTCAAATTAAATGCGGATAATTACAAAAGAATTGTCCTAAATGTATTTACATCTTGAGCAAAGTGTGATATAATAGATACATACAGTAAAATATACTGCTATACATTGTAATACAAATAAAGGAAGGAAATAATATGGGATTTGCTGATCTAAAACGAAATCGTTCTGCATCGATGGAAAAGTTACTTACCACTGCTCAAAGCACTGCTGGTGATAAAAAGAATTATAACGATGATCGACTATGGAAACCTACAGTAGATAAATCTGGTAATGGCTATGCTGTTATTCGATTCCTGCCCGCCGCTGAAGGCGAAAACGATCCATGGATCCAGTACTGGGACCACGGTTTTAAAGGTGATACCACTGGACGTTGGTACATTGAGCGTTCTCTTACATCGCTAGGACAAGATGACCCAGTATCAGAAATGAATACTAAGTTGTGGAACTCTGGTAATGAAGATGACAAGGCAATTGCACGAAAGCGCAAGCGTCGTCTACACTATGTTTCAAACATTCAAGTTATCCAGGATTCTGATAACCCAAGTAATGAAGGTAAAGTATTCCTTTATGTCTATGGTAAGAAGATCTTTGATAAGATTCTCGATTCTATGCAACCTCAGTTCGCTGATGAAGATCCAATCAATCCATTCGATTTTTGGGATGGTGCGGATTTTAAGTTGAAGATTCGACAGGTTGAAGGTTACCGTAACTATGACAAATCTGAATTCGCAGCTGCTCGCCAGTTGGCTGAAGATGATAAGTTAGAAGCTATCTACGGTCAACTGCATTCATTGGCTGAATATAACGGTCCTGCTAATTATAAGACTTATGCTGAATTGAAGACTAAGTTGGCTGCAGTTCTTGGTGAGGACGGTGTTGTTATGTCGACTGCTGAGCATGTTACATTAGAAGTAACTGAAGCTGCTCCTCAACGAGCGTCTATGGCTGAGTCTGATAACACTAGTCAAGCTACGGCTAATACCGCTAAGGATGAAGATGAAGATGACACCATGAGCTACTTTAATAAGTTGGCTGCTGAAGGTTAATCATTAATCGAAGTCAGAAAAGGGGATCATTGATCCCCTTTATTTTACGTGAAATATGAACTAATTACTAAGGCCGAATGACTGAGTCTTAGCGGTATCAAGTTGATGTGCTGCTGGTGATGAACCGCTATGTATAGAAGGAGCACTGATATTAGTGACAGTAGATTTATCGCTAGTATCAACTACGCTGAGCCCACCACCGCCAGATTGTTTGCTGCGGGCTGCTATTTCAGAACTTTCGTCAGTAACCTTATTAAGGTTTTGCGACATCATCACAGCATCTACTATCATTGACATTAATACTAGAGCGGGTGTTGACTGTGCTGATAGTGATAATGCGCCAACTCGCGGTTCCTCTGTGTCTATTCCCTCTTTCTCAGAACCATAAATATTATCTAGATTCTTATTAACATCCGCCATAAGACCAACGTATTCTTTAACCTCTGCATATGATGTTGTGGCTTGCTCAGGAGTCATATCCATTCCTTCTGGACGCCTATTATGATAAGGCTTAGCCTGTCTGACAAAATAATCATCCAATTCTGCAGCAGCTTCCCCCTTATATTTCAAATAAAGATTGTGTAACTCTTCGTCTGTAAATTTTTTACCAGTTTGTAGTTGCTTACCCATTTGCAGCCTAGCACCCTGACTATCATTCCATTCAGCTTCTGTGGCTACTTCTGGTTTTATATCTGTACCAAAGAACCGCTGTATCGGTGCGGGTAGAGTCTCAATTATAGACATTATCATATTATCAATCCATGCACCAATTGCATCAGATACTTCATTTATCTTATTAACAGCTTTCTGTAATGTAGATCCTTCATAATTCCATTCTGACATCCATCCGATAACTGACGCTATTGCTAAACCGAGCATCACACCAGCAATAGCTCCAAGGAATACTCCGCCTGGGCCACCGATCATACCAATAGCTCCACCGATCAACATACCTATTGCAGCGCCTGGACCTGCCATTTTAATCATTGCAGATTGTTGTGCGTCTGTTACACCAAGCTTGCTGCCAACCAGTGTAGCCATCCAAGTACCTAATGAACTAATAGCTATTCCTAACATAGTTCCCACAACAGCTCCAACTGGTCCGCCTAGGGCCATACCGGCAGCACCTAATATTACACTACTTAATCCAGCGGATACAATCATAGCCTTCATATCCATAGTACTCACGTCAAACTTATCGCCCAAATACTCGGCTATCGATGTGAATGCTGATGTAAATAAAGAAGATACTGCGTTTCTAAAATCATCATTAAGAAACGCTGCAGCAATACCACCAATAAGAAGAAGACCGAGACCCCATTTAGCTCCAGTCTTAGCTGCGCTTTTGAAGGTTTTTACCATTTTATCTACAGCGTTACGCGATGCTTTGGTAGCATCAATCAACTCTCTAAACATACTCTTCTGCTCTTTATCGTCTTCCTTCTTAAGCAAATTGTTGGTATCATCAGCCGAGTCGTTATTTTCAACAACAGGAGTGAGTGAGTGAGGGCTTTTAATCGTTAGGGCAATAGCATCAACGATCTCTTTAGTAAGACCAGTCATGCTATTTGTCACAGCACTAATCAGTTTAGAACCCTGATCCTCAGCATTCTTAAAGATCTTAAGCATATCACTCGATTCACTATTCATGTCGGTCTGTTGACTCATATCAGCAATATCGAGTAACCTAATAGTCTTCTGTAGGTTAAGCAATTCAGTAGATATATTTTTGCTCTCAAGTAGATGGCGACGAGAATTACGCGTGTGTTCTTCAATCTTGTTGAGATGATCACCCTGTTTGCCGTTACCGGATTTTATCTCATCTATTACATTTGAGAATGATAATGTTGACATAAGTGTTATTTCCTATTTGTTGTCATTATTAGGTCTTCTGTTTATTACGATCATTCTCTGCTTTAACGTGCTCAATCAACATAGCTAAGTAAATTTCCCTTTCCCATGGAACCATATTTTCCAACTCACTCAATGAATACTTGTGATTCTGCATCATTGAGAAGTTGACCCTATAGTGATTCACTAATGTATCATGAGAGAGGGCTATTTGAAAAAATTAGCTAGACCTCTAATATTAATTTCGTTGTGTGTTTTGCACTTAGTGCAATTGAATTCTGCATCAATAAACGCATGGGGAATACCTAGTACAAATTTATTGATTTTCTCAAACTGTTGAGTATTAAGACTTTCTACAAATGTCATTAACTCTTCACGTGTTTGGTCTTCTGCACCGAACATCTCATCACCTTCATATATTGAATCTATACAAGATACGATGAGTTCAAATGCGGCTTCTACGTCTGTATCTGAAGCCGCATTGATGACATCATCTATATACGGATACTTCATGACCATGCCGATGGTATCTGTCAGTTTGATATTTTTATCTACACCCTCTGTGACAGTCACAGTATCTAGATTTATGGTAACCTCATTAGGTTCATCACATGATACGCATACTAACGATACATTACTAGATTCACCGACTGACTTACTTCTTAAAATCGTAAAGATATATTCCAAATCGAACATCGTAAGACGATCAACATTCATTTTATCAAATGTACACGATTTAATTATATCCTTTATGCCTCTGATCATCTGACTTTCGTCTTCAGATTCTGCTGCTATCATTAGTATCTTTTCTTCCTTAACAAGATACGGTCTGTATTCTACTCTAGTATTAGTAGATGGTACTGTCAATTCATATTTCGAGCTTGTGAGTGATGGTAAAGCCATTATTATATTCCTTTGTATTATATAATTTTAAGATCCGAGATTGATGTCTGTCCAATCATCATATGTTAACATTACAGTTAACTTGGTAGTTGTGTTTTCACTTTCACTTGATAGTTCAATAGAGTTCATTGTAACTGGGAAGGCGTTGGTAAGTTTAATACCTCTAGTAACTTTGTCGTTAATGTCCATAGTATATATAGAGACTTCACGTATGTAATCTGTCTTATACGAAATTTCATGATTACTACTTATTATCTGATCTGTCCAATCTTTAAAATATTTCCATTGTAAGAAATCGTTAGTCACTAAGAATGTCATTGTAACATCATCATTGATATATGCGTATGGTCTCTTATATGATTTCATACCAGTAGAGTGGTCTGACGTCGTTATCTGGCGTCCTGGCATATTGACAGAATCGCAGAAGTACGATACTTCTTTACCAACAATAGCGTCCTGTCCTGATATTACAATTCGGAATCTATTAGGTCTTGCAAGACCTTCTCTTTTAGTGATGGCTGCTCTTAAATCATTTATATTTTTCATATCATTCTCTTCGATGCACCCCAGACATGAGTTTTATTCTTGCCGTGGAATTGTTCTGTAGGCAAAAATATTGCTATTTCCCATTCTGGCGCTTCAACTCTTACTGGACTACCTTCTATATGAGAAGTCAGATAACGCTTGAAACATGGCTTAAATTCTGCTAATTTATTTACACTCTTTAATAATTCGTAATTAATATTAAAGCGGGTGTTCTCGTCAAATGACTTATTGTTTGCAGTCTCCATAAGCTTATCAAGAAACTTTGCACGTACCATAGGAGACAGGTAATGAAGGTTAAGTCCATAGAACCCGTCCTTAGTAGGCTCTACCATGATAGCAAGAGGAAATGCATCATAATACGGTAAGGTCTTGCGATGCTTAGGATCGTAGAAGAACATGTACATATCACCCGGGCCAGGAACCTTTTGACTACGATCTAGTGCAGAATCCTTTAATAGGTCTTTGCGTTTAATACTCCCCATTGCCTGAGCCTTAGTTTTAAACCACGCTCGTGCTTTGGCCGATCTAGACTGTAATCCTTTACGGAATGCCTCTGCTTCAAGTTTATGAAATAATGATTCTTTAGCCATCAATGTGTACCCTATAAGTTATAGATCTATTTATAACAATTATTTGAGGATCTTTATACCGAGTGCTTTTAAGTGGTCCTCGTGCCAGATCTGGAATATCCAGCCACGATCTGCAGAGTAGTCCCTTGCTGCCTTCCATTTAGATGCATTCTTAACATAGGTAAGTGATTCATTGATGTATCGCTTGGTACGTCTATTCTTTGGTACCTTCGGAGGTGTTGTCTCTTTCTTAGGTTTAATCTCTACGAGGAATGCTTTGCCGCTTGTATCCTTAAACCAGATGTCTACATAATATCGATGCATCTTTTTATCGGTACCACAGATGTACGGTATCACTACTTCTTCTGAGTTCCACGATACTACATTAGGATTGGCATCCATCCACCTGAAAGTGTTGCGCTCCCATAATGATAAATACCTAATATTGTTGTAATCACCAGCGTACTTATCAGTGTTTTTTGGTTTCCATTTACCGCTATATGCCACATCAAATCCTTATAAATAGATATATAATACGATTATTTATAAGCAGGAAATATACACATGGCCCAGCAGATTCTACGATATCCAGAAAAGGTGAAGACCACTTCAGATCCGTATGTGATATTCACTTCGCACAGAGCTCATTACGATAATAGTAATAGAAAAATCAATATGGCATCAGAAGACCACATCGCGCTTTATATGCCAGCAGCGATTGCTGTTTCAGATTCTATGGGTTATGAAAATGCTGCCACTGGTATCGCCGGTGCGTTGTATGAGGCTGGTAGTCAGGGCGGTGGACGGGCGATTGTAGATCAAGCTAAAATGGCAGACGCCAAGGCATTGATCCAAAAATATGGTGCAGAAACTGCCGCAGGTATAGCCGCAGTGACCGCCAATATTGCCGGGGCAGGTATGATTGCGACAATAGTGTCTAGTGGAACTTTACTAAATGTCGCAAAATCTGGCCTTAATGAATGGCAAAAGACTAGTCA